AACGGATACTAAATAAAAAGCCGGTGGCTCTATCCCCTACGCCTTGATGCTTGGATACGTCCATGATGGTTTTAGCCATTGCCGTCAGCCTCCTTGTCCAATGCCGCCTGTACCCTTGCCCGCCACTTTGCAGGCACGTCCTCGATGGTAAATGCACCGTCGAACTGGTGCAGCCTGATCTGCGTCACATAAAACTTGACCATGTATCACCCCTCCTCTCCGGCCAGCAGGTCCAGCATGGCCGCTTCCAGCGCCGCGATACGCTCCTCGGTGGTGGGCAGCTGCGCCGCCTGCTCGGCTTGCTTGCGGGCCTCCTCCTGTGCTGCGGCTGCTGCGGCCTCAGCCTGCGCCACAAGGTCCGGGCGCGGGGTGATGGCGGTCACGGTCGGCAGGCCGTCCCGCTCCTCGGTCGTGATGTCTGCATAGGCGAGGGTGTCCGGCAGGGTCATGCCCTCCGGGATGACGGCCCAGCCGTCCGGGATAGGGGTGGTGCAGATGCCGTAGATCATCCGATGCTCGGGCTGGGTGGTGCAGTCAATAATAGTCATCATATGTGTTCACCTCCTGGGTTACAGGTACTGGTAGCCGTACACAACAAACTGGCTGCCGCTGCTGCCGCCAGAGACGGACAGGGTGCCGTCTGAGGCAAAGGCCACGGAGACCATCGACACGCTTGTGTTTTCGATTTTTGCATGGGCGTAATTATAATCACCGAGTTTGCCATTGTTCAGCATGGTAAGGCTTGTGATGGGTACAGCGGCGGAACATCCACGCACCACCTTTGCATGACCGAAGTCGGAAGCTGTGCCGATGGCATTGCTCGTCGCGGCTTCGTAACCAGATGAGGTTGCCCATCCGGCACCGCTGCGTCCCATCGCCGGAATCGCCGAGACGATCTCCGCGTAATCCACCGTGCTAGGGATTGCCATCGTGGTGGTGCCGCCGGTGCAGACGCCTGCACCCGAGAAAACCAGTTTACCGTCCATGTTCATCATCCTTTCGAGTCGTGTGATTTTGTCCGCGGTCAGTGCAAAGAGGGTGTCGGCCTCGGTCTTGCTGTACGCACTGCCCTCCTTGATCTCCGCGTTGAGGACTGCCAGCTGTGCACGCAGCTGCGTCTCAAGCTCGGCCTGCGCCGCCCGCCACTGGGCGATGAGCTGCGCTGTCGGGATGCTGGTCACTCCGTCCCGCATGACGCCGCAGACGTCTTCGTCCGCGCGGGTGTCGGTGAGGTTCGCGGCAGTGATGGCAGCGCTGCCTGCGGGCACAGAGATCGTGCACAGACCCAGCTCATACTGGTTGTGGTTCTGCAGGATGTCGGGCGGCTGGGCGGCCACGGCAGGCGTGCCGGTCTTGAGCCGGATGGCGGTGATGTTGGATGCCGCGTCGAACTGCAGCACTATACGGTCCACCCGGTTGAGGGTGTTGTCGGCATCGGGTACAGTCAGCACCGTGTTCTCCCGACTGCAAACGGACACGCCTTTGAAATCGTCGTAGTTCATCCAGGCAAGACCCGGCGCGATCGTGACCTGCCGGGTGCCGGTGATGCTGGCGGCGAAGTTGCTGTCCTTGGCGTAGACGCCGGACGTGCGGGTGCACAGATAGGTGGCCACATCTTCGGCGCTGTAGGTCACGCCGTCCAGCGGGTATGTGATAATGCTCATGTGTTTTTCCTCCTGAGGATAGGGGTGCCGATCTCGGTACTGACCGAGTTCTCACCCTTCTGGGACTGTAGGGTGACCGCCGTGATGCGAGCTGCCGCCTGGATATCGGTGCCGGGCAGGCTGGCCGCCACTACCTTGCCCACGGTGACGGGAC